AGACTGTAAGTAGAGGTTGCTTCGAGGTAGTCAGTAGCCTCAGCGGAGGTTACATGCACTGCGTTTGCTTCCAAGTCGAGGACTGAAAGCCCTTCGTCGAAAACGCGATCATTAAGAAATGCCATTAGTTAGTTTCCTGTTCTTCTTCAAGAGTTGTTTCTGTAGCCCCATCAGGGTCATAGTTAAGTTCAGCAATGTCCATGAGGTTTTGAATGACCTCTGGGTGATTACTGACGTTAATATCTGCGCCATTAAGATTACGCAGGAACCCTGCAATCTCACGAAGATCATGCGGAGCGACATCACCAGCCTTGATGGTTGGCATCAGTGAATAGTCCAGACCGTTCAACTCCCATAGGCGTTCAACCAGCTGCTTGTTAAGTACGTCAACGATCTGTTGGACGTAGCTCTCAAGCGCACGGAGGAACAGGTCTGTCTTGCTCTTAGAGAGGGCGTAAGAACCACCCTGACTGCCGAGCATTAGGAACTCAGACAAGACGCTCCGAGCAATGTCGTGCTGATAGCGACGAACAATGGGGTCAATGTCGATGTTCCTAGAACCACTGGAGGACATAAGCTCAACGTCAACCAACTTGATGTTAGTTGGGCTACCATCCTTATCAGGGTAGGTGTCCGATGGAGTAATGATATACCCCTGTTCGTTGAACTTAACGTCACGAAGGATTTGCTCTAGGTTCTGCCTAAAGGCAGCTTGTGAGGGTGTGGCATCAGCTGAGAGGTACTCCGAAGGAATACGGGCAACTGGGATACCAGCAAGCTCACGCTCTACTGCAATCGCTTCGATAGCTTGTAAGTTGTTTAGGTATTGATAAGACGTATAAGCATTGCGGAGGATACTACGACCGCTGGGATCGCCGTTAATAGAAGTAGTACGGTAATATAAGCTCTTACGGACTGGGATATAGTGCTTGCTAACACCGTATCCAGTATCTTGGTACATCCCGAGAACATCGCCAGTCTTCCTATCTACATCAAACCGAGAAACTGTCCAAGGCGCGCGCATTGCGATCTTACGAACACCCATACGACCGTCAGTAAACTTGCTACGCTTCTTGTCACTCGTTTGAGTAGGTCCGACACGCCGCTTATATACAACCTCAAACCAAGCGAAGCCGTAAGATAGACAGGATAAAGCCTCAGCCACATGGTCATCAAGAGAATGATCCATATCTTCAAGAACACTCTGTACATAGTCTGCTTCCCGTTTCGCCGCTTCTGTATTGTTAGCTGGAAAAACCTTCAGGTCAACGTCACGAAGTACTTGCTCAGTAGCATACATAACAGCGCCGATGGTGCTATCGTTGTCACGCATCTCACGGTACTTGCTAATGGCTTTCTTGCCACGAAGTTCTGAGAGAAACTCGTCTGCACGGATTTGTCCGTTATATGTGTTGTCACCAGCGACACCTAAGACGCCAGTAGCTTCCGTTTGAGAGAGTTTCTTCGCCATTTTACTTCAAGCCTTTAGCATTTGAGTATGCCAGCACTAGCTGTGGTTTTGCATACCCATTGAGTGAGAGGTCCGTTATAGCCCATACCATAGCATCAAGACGGTCTGGTGAGCCTGTGGACCCTAAAGGTTCCCACTGTACCATCTGATCCTCTAAGTCGTTAAGTCCTTTGATGTGCTTGACCTTACCCTGTTCATATAGAGCGGATACAGGTTCAGCCCGTGCCATCTTACCTCTACTAGCGTGTACAAGTTTGACTGGAACGGTTTCATCTTCGGTGTGCAGAGTATGTCGGACCATATCACCACCTTGGTTCTTCTCCGCTACAATGCGGTCAGCCATGTGTTTGTGATATAGCTCAATGGCCTTAGCAGCCCACTGTTGAGGTGTGTAGCGATCAGTATGATCTTCTAGTACATAGGCAATGCCATTTACATCAATGCCAGCGACAATCATACCTGTCATGTCACTTTCAGCATTGGAGCTAATAGCAGGGTCAATAGAAACAATGATACGGCTAAGTTGAGGCACATCATCTTTGTCTATCTCGCACTTGTGTAGCAGCTGCCTATTCCAAAGCGCACCTGACGCTTCATCTAATATCTCTGCGTAGAGTTCTTGTCTACCAAGGCGTGTGCCTTCGTATGTCTTCTTTACTGCATCAAGGAATGAACCCGCTAGGTTAGCAGAGTTGTCAAACGTAGAACCCTTACTGACAAGAGTGTTCTCATCAGCAATTATGCCACGAAGCAGCTTAGTTGTTTTGGGGGTTGTTGTTACGAAGACTTGTGGCTTACGTCCTAGACGTAGACCGAACATCATCATGTCCCAAGTCTCTTGTGCGTTACGCCAAGCACACAGTTCGTCAGTCCAAGCACTAAATGCCTGTGGACCACGAAGTCGCTCAGGGTCTTCTGCCGAGAAGAAAACAGCCTTAGCTCCATTCTCCCAAGTCAGTGTATTGTTTGTTGGTGACCATACGGGAAAGCCTAGAGCCTTGCCTCGATATGTCTTATCACCCTTCCAGCAGACATTAAGAAGTCCACTATCGCCTTCGACCATAACCCGTCTTACATCACCCTTAGTGGGAGCGACACAATGAACGATCTTATCGCCTTTCTTGATACGATGACGTACCCATTCAGCACCAGCTCTAGTCTTACCCCATCCACGACCAGCAAGGGCTAACCATGTTGACCAGTCACCTTTCGGCTCTAACTGATCGGGTCTAGCCCAGAACTCCCAGTTGTACTTTAGCTCTTCTGCCTTAGCAGGTCCAAGGTCTCTGAGTATCTTAGCTACTTCACTGTCGGGTAAAGAGCGGAGATCGTCAGCAGTTACAGTCGCCTTCGCAATCGCAGGTTTTACTTTCATCGGGGTTCTTTCCTAGAAGGCTCATCAGACTGTCAATAGCACTCTCGTCTAAGTCTGGGTCTTCCGTTTGTTCCACTTCATTGAGTGTACTGTTTGGTGACCATCCACCTTTAGCCCGTAGGTATAACTCTTGGGACTTGAAGTCACCGTCCAAAGCCTGTTGGACAACGACAGAACCAATTGCTCCTACTATATCAGCTTTAGTCTCTGACATCAGCCTTCCATACAACTTATAAAAGGTAGCTGTACTAGATGGTGCATTTTGGTATTTCTGGATTGAAGCTATGATGTCTTTAACTGAAACACCATTCCTGATGCCAGCCACTACTTTCTTAGCGACAACCTCACTATATGGTATTGGTTGGATCGACATAGTATTCTCTCTTAAGTAAAGGTTACCCCATCGGCATGACCACATCTCGTTATGTAATCTATATGATGGAAAGGTTCGTCATGGTTGGGGAAAGCTGTCAGGCGCTACTATAGTATATACTTACGTTCTCTAATCTAATTGGTATATATATACTGATATGTAAATTCACTGTAGTAGGAAACTTAAGTAGTACCTCTTATCTATGTATGACGTCTGATTTAGAGAAAAGTCAACACGACTATCTTAACTATTTTATATGTCGTTGATAAGCCTACTTTCTTTTTTATTTTTGTGTGTATCACTATAGTGGGTAGCGCATGTTTTGTCGTGTGTGGGTACTCCGTGTCGATAGTGAGAGTGCCGCTTTTTATACACCCTGTGACGGAATGTCGCATCTAACCCTTCCATTTTATTTTTTTTATGTTGGAAATCATCAGTGTAGCGCACCCCCCGGCCGAATCACCCCAGTGAAAATGAGGGTCCCAAGCGTATGTCAACACAAAAGTTTACTTGACAAGGGTTTTTCTTGCGCTCGGAGGGCGAATCGGCTGACCCTCCCGACTCTATTTACGTTTGACCCTTTGCCTCATTCTTGCCCCAATTGCGACACAAAACAAAGACAAGCCAAAGACAAGACAAAAGAAAAGCCCCGCCGGAGCGGAGCCTAAGTTAGAGCGGGAGTCACTCTAAAATGTAACGGGCTCTATTTCATATCCGTAAGCGCCAAGCCCATGTCGCCGCTGCACGATTGCCAACTTGTCTAAGGCCTCGGCCTTGCTGCTAGTTGCGTAGTAGGTGAACCGTTTACCGCCTGCTAATATGTGGACTCGCCATTCCATCATATATACCCCGCCAACAATAGCGCGCTTGCAACGGTACGAGTCTCGCAGCACTCGCACCAGCCCCTTGCGTTGTCCGGCTCTATATCGGTTGTATAGTCGCAATCATCATTCATACAAATTGCAGGGGCCGCTAACAGTCCCACAGACTCCAGCATATCTAAGGGGCTTTGATATCCCCAATCGGCTGCTAACGTGTTTAGCTTATCTTGAACCTTATTCATTACAGTGACTCCTCATTTAGATAGGTGAAACATTCATCACCTATGTGGCGAAAGGTAACGTGCTGGTCAGCACAAGCGCCACACACACAAGCGCCGCACTCCGTGTTAGCGCCCTCGAGTCTTATGTCATAAGAGTCGCCGCATAGGTCGCAATCAACTTGGTGGTTTAAATAGCTATTCATTACACCGACTCCCTTTCCCGTACTACGAACCCGCTAGAGTCCGCCTTAGCTTCACCTTTGGCCTTAAGCCCCACAACCACGCCCGGCGAGTCCATGAATCTAACGTCACTTTCATCGCCGTTAATAACCGGGACGCCTTTGTAAGTCGATGGGAGTACCTTTTCAAATACAACCGCCACATTGCCGCCTGCCGCTAGTACCTTATCGACGCAAGAGTCGTTAATCTCCGACTTGCTGAATGTGATATGATAGTTGCTAGGCAAAAGCCCATTGGCCCATTGTAAGGCCTTTTTAGTGACCTTTGTGTAGTCATACGCCTCTATGCCGTCAAAGTAATGAATCAAGCTCGCATAGGGCTTTCCATTAACCGTTAGAGCAACAGATTGGAAAGGAAAGTCGCTAGTCGTATTAGGCCGCCAAGCTGGAGTCATATTAAGCGCCTTGGCTTTGCGTTCCAAGGATTCAAGCTCAAAAGCCATTAAGGCGATATACGCCTTGCGCATTGTCATGAAAGCGTGAGTCCGTTGAATCCGTGCTGATAGTTTAGCGCGAAGGTAAATG